AAGATAACCTTCACAGGAACAGATTTGCCGTTACCGGCACCTCTGATGACTGTTGGTTCGCTACCAGAAGGTGAGTTTGTATTTGTTCAGGCTGATGGAGCTATTGACCAGTACGGTTTCGTTAAAATCGAAGCTGATGGTCAGGCTGCACAGCTAACAACTACAAACGCAGGCTCACAGGGACTTCTTGTTGGCGTAGCTCAGGTAGCTGCTGCTGATAACGAGTACCTTTGGGTATGGGTTGGCGGTCTAAACGGCGGTGGAGCTGGCAAGGGTATTAAGGGCAAACTAGCAGCTTCATACGTTGCTAAGGCTAACCTGTTTACCACTGCAACTGCTGGCGTGGCTGATGATGCTTCTACAACTAAGATTTCTTATGTTGTAGGACTTACAACTAACACGGGAGCAGCAGCAGTTGAGTTGTTCTCTGTTGGACATCTGAAGGTAAACTAACCTAATAGGGGGGTAGTAATACCCCCCTTACTTGAGAGGATTTATGCCACAGGTAAGTAATTTAATTGGATTAGGTATGCCTCCAGAGCATGCGGTTCAGATTTGCGACGGGGTTCAACCTGCCGTTGTAAATGCTACTGCTGCTGGGGTTCGTACCAAGCAAGCTATCAATAACGTAAACGATACTACTCCAACATTGGCAGAGCTAACGACTTCGTTCGGCGCTCCGGCTACGGTAGGCAGTGGTTTTGTAGGTGTTGTAAAAGATAATGATGCCGATACTAACTGCTTTGTGGTTGTGTCTAACGGAACATCGTTCTTTTACCTCAAGTTTACAAAAGCGTTATAGCTTATCGGGGGGAGCAATCCCCCCCATTTTTTAGGTGATTTATGCCAGATTTTACCCCAACCAACCCAGGCGCATTATTTCCAGCTTCAAGACTAACCGCAGTTACGCCGAGCAATTCTACTATTCTAACTGGCGTAAGAGCCGTATGGGTAGGCGGTGCGGGAGACATAGCAATTATGGCAGTAGATGATTCGGCTGCTGTAACTTTTACTGTTCCTTCGGGAACAATGCTTCCCGTGTTTGCTAAGCGAATTATGGCAACGGGAACTAGTGCCACTAACATTGTAGCTTTGTATTAGGAACTATATGGGAATAAGTATAAGCATAACGCCAGTATTACCCGCTCCGGTACAGCATCCTGAACCGATACCTGTACCGCCAGAATAGAGGGTACTAAATAAATAGGTTCAGTGTTATATAAACAATATAACGCTTAACCTATAGGAGGATTATGGCACAAATTGATTGGAATAGTATTATTTCAGGTCAACCATCGAACAAAAAGCGATACGCTGGCGCTAATGTAAAGTTTTTTTATGCTTACAGCGAGAACGAGGAGAAATCACAAAAGGAGGGTCGCCCGATATTTGATGAGATTCCTTCCATCAGTATTCAATGGCCTGGTCAGGATGAAACCGTAAGGCGTATTGAGCCGCAGGACATGGCGGAGTATCCAGAAAAATACGCTGCTTTTAAGGCTGGTTCTGAGCCTGTAACAGAGGGAACACCGCTAGCAGAATGGCCGATGATGAACGGTTCTGCTATGCGAGAGTTGCAATACCTTGGATTTAAGACTGTTGAGCAGGTAGCTAACGCTACAGAAGAAGCAAAACGCAAGTTAGGACCACTATCCAAATTTGCTAAAATGGCGCAGGAGTGGTTGTCCGCTGCTCATTCAAGCCAGAACGATGTGGCAAAATTGCGTCTTATGTTAGAGCAAGAACAAGCGAAACGCATCGCACTAGAAGAAAAGCTAGAGCTAATGTTTCAGCGAGTTGAAGCTAATGAAGGCACAGACTTAAGGTCGCATCGAAAGGAGGTGATCCCATTAACCGAGGCTGAGGACGATTTTGACGAGCCTGTTGAGGAGAAACCTAGATTAAGGGGGCGACCTAGAAAAGTATGAGTATAGCCACGGTAATACGAAACGTAGCAAATGAGGCTGGTTACACGGTAGAGTCGAATATCCTTACATCGACCGAGACCACTACCAAGCAGCTAGTCGCTATTGCTAATCGTATTAACCGTGACATATTCGAGGCGTTTCCCTGGCCGAAATGTTTTGCGTCAGGGAGTATCACCACGGTGGCTGGTCAAGCGACGTATGCTTTGCCAGCCGCCTTTTCCATGTATCAATACGAAACCTTTTGGAATCAATCAACAAGGTGGCGAGTATTAGGGCCGATTTCAGAACAAGACTTTGCACAGATTCAAGGATATGGAGTTTTGCCTACCGTTTATCAACGGTTTCAAATCAGAGGCATGAGCAACAACGAAATACTAATTAGCCCTACTCCTGGCTCAAGCGGACAAATCCTTATATTTGAATATATTGCTGATAGAAGTGTAGTGCCTAAAACCTGGACTACTAGCACTTACTTTGCTCCTAATGCCTACTGTTTTTACAACGGTAATTACTATCAAACAACGGCTGGTGGCACTACTGGAGCGACTGCGCCAACTCATACAACGGGTAGCGCTACTGATGGCGGCGTAACTTGGAATTATTACAACGGCTCTTACAGCGAGTTTTTAGCTGATACAGACACTAGCATCTTTCAAGAGAAATTACTTGAGCAGGGTATTTTAGAAAGGTTTGCACAAATACACGGGCTAGAAGGCGTTAAACCTGCATTTGACACACAATTAGTAGAGGAGTTTGGTAGAACTAAAGGTGGCAAGGTTATTTACGCAGGGGCGTTAAATAGGCCGTCACAGTTTGGTAGGAACAACGTAGTTACATTTGGGACTTGGATATAATGGCAGAACAGAACTTTAATCCTAACGCTCCTGCTTTTGCTAGAAGCTCTCCCAAAGCTTATTATGCTTGGTTGACTAGCCAGGGGTTGCCACATGCTGCGGCGTATCAGCAAACTACATCTATTTTCGGCTCTCCTAAATCCCCAGGCCAAATAGAAAAAGAAAAAGCCGATGCCGCTCAAACAGGCGGGTTGGTACAGGTAGGCGGTGCTGTATTAGGCGCTGTTGCTGCTAATGAAGCATTAAGAGGCTTTCCAAATATAAAAGGTGCATTTACTCCTGCCGAAGCTCCTAATATGGCACCAAGTGGCACAATAGGTTTAACTAGGGCTGCTCCACCGTCAATGAGCGTAGATGGCTCAGGCGCAACACTTAACATTGATGCTACGGCTCCTAAAGTTATTGCATCGCAAGGGACTACTTCCACAGTAGAATTGCCTACTGGGGGAACACAAACAGTCCCTACTGAAGCACTAAACGACCCTGGATTTTGGTCTAACGTAAACTGGGGTCAGGTAGCGCAAGGCGGTCTTGCACTAGCGCAAATGTACGGTGCTTATAAAAATTTTCAAAAAGGAGATAAGTTCGGTGGTGGTTTAGGCATGGCTGCGGGGGCAGGGAATCTTGCTGCTTCAGGAGCATTAGGCGCAGGGGCGCAAACTGCCGCAGGTGAATTAGGCGGTGGCTACCTTATCCCTGGATTAAATTTAGCTATGGGTGCTTACGGTGCTTATAAAACTGCCGAAATGACTGGCGAAATGGCAGCGGGCAAACAAAGAGACGTAGGAGCTGCGGCAAGTGGAGCTATGGCCGGAGCTGCGATTGGATCAGTTGTTCCAATACTAGGAACAGCGGTAGGTGCGGCAGTAGGTGCTTTAGCAGGTTATGCTGGAAGTAAATTTGCTGGAAGCTCTAAACGCAAACCACAAGTAATGCGAGATAATATCAGACAGGTATTACAGCAGAACAATATATTAGATGAGAACTTTCAAGGCACTTTAGCAGACGGTAGCAAATACGATTTTGGTAAGGATGGTTCGACTCTTAAATGGTCAAACATTGATAAAATTGCCAAAGCACAACCTACGGCATGGGGAGCTGCGGTTCCTGCCGCTGATGCTCTTGCTGCATCGTATGGTTTTGTTGGACAGAAAGCTTCTGATTTAGCTGCTTGGTACGCTAAGGGTGCGGTAAGTAACAGCGGAGATGATGCAAATATAGCATTAAAAAACATGCAGCATTTTGCAAAACAACAGGGCATTACATTTGATTTAGTTAAAGGCAAGCTAGACCAAGCATTAAACGATAAGCGTATAACGCAGGACAAATATAACTATTATGTAAGCGGGGCGCAGCAGTTAGTTGGTGGCAGTTCTGCTAGTCCAGCAGTAGTACAAAGGGCAGAAAAAGGCAAAGTAGTACGTCAAAGCCCTGGCTTGTATCGTGATGATAAAGGCAGGTTAGTTGCTGGTAACAGCATGAAAATAGCGCTATCAAATGCTTATCAAAAACAAAAGGAAAAGGAAAATGGAACAAGGAAATAAACTTAAAGGGGCACTAACAAAGGCACCAAGAGAAAAGGCTATGCAAAGGCTATCGCCTGGCGTATATCGAGGCGAAAAAGGTGGGCTTGTTACTGCTGGAGGAAGAGCTATACAGAGACCGCAACAGCAGCCGCAGCAGCCTCAGCGCCCGCCACAACAGGGAAGTATAGGCTCTATAATTGGGTCGGCTACTCCACGGCCAGGGGCAACAAATGAGAACCTTCAAGGAATGTCACCAGAGGACATGGCGATGTATTATGCTCAACAGGCCGCTAACCGTCAGGAAGCTATTAACGCAGCGCCAGAGCCAATGAGATTTAGCCAGGTACTACCGCAAGGCCCTATGCAAAATCAGATGTTTAACTTTCCGCAGATGCCACAGCCATCGGCTAACAACGGCGGGCAGTATCGGTTAAGCCCTGGTGTATATGGCACTCGTGACCAAGCTATGCAGCAGTACAATCAACAGATGCAGGATATGGGCATGTCCAGACCAATTTATCAGGTACCACAAGGACAAACATTTGACTTTGTAAAGCCAGAACAAATTATACCTTATTTGCGTAGGGGATAATGAATGGCGTTTCAAGGCTTCACAATGTCACCGCCCTATGGCGGGTTGGATTTAGTAAGTCCAATAGACAACATGGATCCAGCTTTTGCGTTGGAGCTGGTAAACGTGTTTCCTGGAGCCGGAGCGCCAACAGTTAGGCTAGGGTATAGTCAGTTTGCTAATGTAGGTGTGTCAACGCCTGTTCGTACTATTGTGCCATTAAACCTAAAAGACGGCTCTACTCAACTAATAAGTTGTACTGTTAATAAAATATACAAAATTACTACAGCGGGAGTTGTTACAAATGTTACAGGTGCAACAACGCCAACTAGCGGAGAATGGCAGCATACTACTTACGCAAATAACCTGTATTTGTGTAACGGTGCAGATAATGCACAAGTGTATAATGGCACTTCTACAAGTGACATAACCTTCACTGGAGTTAGTAAAAACCTACTTATTAACGTAGCAGCGCATAAGGAGAGGCTTTACTTTGTTGAGAAAAATACCGCAAAAGTATGGTACGGAGGTTTGCAAGTTACTGGTACAGGCGGTACTCCTGCTCTTACTTCTTTCGATTTTCAGTACGTTTTTACTAGGGGGGGTTATCTTGTTGGCATCGGCAGTTATAGCAACAGCGCTAACGTAGCTGTACAGGATTACTTTTGGGCTTGTAGCTCAGAAGGTGAGATCGTGTTTTACAGCGGTAGCTATGCGGGCGACCCGACAAGTTGGGGATTAGTCGCTAAATATTACATTGGTAAGCCGCTAGGGTACAGGGCGTTTGTAAGAGTAAACAATGACGTTTGGATTCTAACCGAGCAAGGAATTATTCCAATTTCAGGTTTGTTTCAATCAGACCCAGAAGCAGCGCTAAACGTAGTTAGCCAAAAAATTAACCCACTAATTTCTGAATACGCTAGCCAGACACCTTTTGACCATCAATGGACTGGCGTGTTTTGGCCGCAGGGTAGAAGGGTATATATAACCGTTCCTACAAGTGGCACAGGGTGCAAGTTTTTAGTTTATTCTATCGATACTAAAGGTTGGACAGAGTTTAAGCTATTTAATGACGAGCATGGCTTATCAATAAACATATTCAACAAATATCCTTTTTATGGTTCTGCTACTGGCATAATTTGGCAGGGCGAATACGGACAAGCCGATGCCGTTACTTCTACAACTAGCCAGCCTATTCAATTTAGCGGCAGAACTGCTTTTAGTTTTTATGGTAGTCGTGGCAATTACAAAGCGTTTAAAGACATACGCCCAATAATGAAAACCAAGAGGGGCATAACATTAAGTCTTGGATTAGATATAGACTTTAAGCGATTGCCAACAGTCGCTACAATTACTACACCGGCAGGAACATTTACTCCTTGGGGCAGCCCGTGGGGTAGCCCGTGGTCATCTGATATTGAATATGTGTTTGATAGGTATGCTGCACAGGGGCAAGGTCATTGTGCGGCGGTGCGTTTTGGTGGTTCCCTAAAAAACGCAACCATGCAAATACTAGGATTTGAGATACGATATGATATGGGTGGACAAGTA